CCCCCTTCATCATCTAACTCGTGGCCTGTTCTACCGGCTGCCATATCAGATGGTGTTCCAACAGCTTCACCAGTTTTAGCTGGGTCAGTACCTTCAGTTTCTATCTGAGAACGTCTAAATTTATTTTTATAATCAAATATAATTTTTTCATCTTCTTTTTTGATTTGTTCATCAGTAAATTCAAATATATTTTTATATATCCAGTCTGAAGATACTAATCCTTCACCTAACATATCTCTTGCTAAAGTTGTTTTATTTCCCCATAACTCAATCTTTTCTTGTTCATAGATTGTAGATGGATTTGTTAAATCTAATTCAAAATTAACTAAATCTGCATCTTTATATCCTTGAGCGTATAAATGAACAATACCAATTTTAGTTAACTCTGAAAGAGTTATTCTTTGTATACGTTCAATAGTACGAGCAAAACGAACATCTTCAGCTGCTAAAGTTGCTTTACTTCCAGCCGCTTCATCATATCCAAGAAATGCTTTTGGTATTCTTAACGAAGCTAATAGTTTGTTTTTTAGATATTCAATATCTTCAGTAGCTTCATATGTTAAACCAGGTAGTGATTCAATACTTGTTCCACTATCTCCACCTCGAACTGGCATAAAGAAATCTTCTGTTATATTCTGCATATTATATTTTAGATTGTAATCTCCTGTACCTTCTTCAATAACTGGAGCTTTTTTCATCTTATTTACAATTTGTTGCATATAATTATCAACTTCAGCAGGTGGTATATTACCTATATCAATTTTGAATACTCTTTTTTCAGGAGCTCTCATAATTCTATGAATTAACATAGCGTCTTCCATAAGAGATAATTGTTTCCAAATCTTACGGCCACCTTCAACTTGTGATTTACCATACGGTAGATAATTGGAATCAGAAAGTAATCTGAAGTGAGCTACTTCATAGTTTTCTAACTCTTCTCTTGTAGCAGCTGTTTCTGATTTATATCTATGTTCATTCGTTCCTTGTTCTATTAAAAACTTTACGTACTCTGGATTTTCAGGGTCTAAACCTTCCATTCTTGAAACATCATAAACAGACATAGGTACAACGTTTGTAATACCATATTTTTCATTTATATCTAACTTCAAAAAGAAATCACCGTATTTACACATATTACGAATCCACGGCCACAGATTAAATTCTATATTAATAATATCATAATATAAATTATGTAATATTTCTTTTATCTGCTCGTTATCAGTTTTTATAGTTAAAACATCACCATATTCTGATTTCATAGTTGACTCATCAGCATAAATGTCAAGAGCTGATGATACAATTGGGTCATTATCCATATTTTCATAGTCTTTGAATAAATTCAATCTCATTGTTTTTGTTAATAATGAATCTGAGTATCCACTAAGACCTGAGTTTGTGAATAATTTTTGATATCTATCAATAAGATTATTGTGTGGCATAGATTGTGTGCGACTTGTATCGGCAACTTTTAATCGTTTCCCACCTACATTTCTAACAATTACGTTTGTTGAAAATAGTCTTCGTAATCTACCAAATATTGTTGTATCGGCCATTTTTTCCTCTTTAGTTAATTAACCATTCTAATGATTCTGGAGATTTGTTTATATTCATAGTCCAAGAATCATTTTGATTGTTTCCTGCTGTATAAGCACCTTGATTTGAGTTGATGCTACTTACAGCTTTTTTCTGTAATTCTATACCTTCAGCTCGTAATCTAAGAGCTGTTTCTCGTATCCATAATCCCATAGCATAAGACATTACTAAGTCATCATTATAGCCTCTCATTGCCTCTGCCCTGTTTCCGTTATATATAAATACAAATAATTCATCTATTAATCGTTGAGAATGGACTATAGATAATTTTTCTCTAAAAAATTCTTCTAATTTTGCTACTATCAATGGTCTTGTTTTTTGTGTCAATGTAAATCCAGGTATTACTTGTTTTTCCATTCTATTAATTTTATTATTAATTTGTTTATGTGTATCTACATATTGTAAATCTTTACTCATATAGAATAAATTATCATATTCTCTATCTATTACTTGTTGTATCGTAGCCCAACCTATATTATTATTCTCAATAACTAATAATGCGTTATTATATTCGGTTGCGATGTTAACTAACAAGTTTCCATAATCTCGTGTAGATATTTTACCTTTATATTCCACAACTTGTTCTACATTCTCAATATCAATAACGTGGAAAGCGGAATAATCTGTAGAGTCTCCTCTACTAACGTCAGCACATACTATATAATCTTTTGTATAATTAGGTGGTTTCCATATCCAAACGTTTGAATCAATACCACGTTTCTCTATTGGTTCTTTAACTTGTGTATTTCTATACTCTTCTAAGATTACACCGTCAATTACACTTTGACCAGATGTAATAAAATCACAATCACATTCTTGAGCTGCAAGAGACGGACCTAATAATGCATCTTGTTCATCTCTCCACTCTTGTTCTCTGTCAGGATGTACAGTCCAATGAAGTTTAGTAAAATTAAAATCATTTACTCCGTCTTCAGCATCCATCCAAGTTCTATGGAACCAATTACCAACACCATTAGGTGTAGATAAAGCTATACATTGACCACCTGTTGATAACGTCTGAGATGCTGCTGCCCATATCGTATCAATCTTATCAATAAATGCTGCCTCATCAAGTATCAATAAAGATAGTGCCTCTGAACGACCACTGTCTTCACCACTTGATACCGCCTTTATTTGAGAACCATTTTTGTATCTTAAACTTAATTTGTTATCTTCGACACATTGTTGTTTCAACCACGAAGGTAAGTTTGCATGCATTACACGAACTTTTGTTACTAAGTTTTTTGCTACTTCTTGTTTTGTAGCAATAACTAAGATGTTTTTGTCTTGATGAAAGGTCATCATCCATAAAGAATATCCAGCAGTTAATGTACTGATACCTAACTGACGAGCTTTCAAGATTACGTTAAATCTATGCTGTACAAACTCCTCGACTGTTTTTTCTTGAAAATCATACAAATGAAAAGGTATCTTACCTTTTATTGGATGTTGTATTAAACAATACTTTTTCAAAAAATATATAGGGTCTGAAGCACACTTTACATATTCTTTCTTAATTACATCTTTTAGTTGCCCTTTAGAATTACGTTCCATACTAATAAATTATGTGAACTGTCCCACTACCACTAACCTGTCGTACACCAATTTCATATAATGTCTTAGCTGTAACAACATCTGCTCGTATTGCATCACCTTTAGTCGGTGTAATTTCCATTTCACCAGCTGTCTGGACTATAAATCCACTTGAACCAGCTAAAGAACCAGTTAAGTGGTTAATTTTACCATCACTAATTGTTTTGATTTCACCGAATTTGGCGTCATCTTTAATCGGTGCTGAGTAATGCTTCCCAAGATTAGTTCTACCGTTGTTACCTGTTGTTATTGCGGTACCAAATGAACTGGATGCGTGACCGCTAGTTCCGTAAGGTCCACCTTCATTGGTTATTGTTGCCATTTATTTTCTCCTAATTAATAAATACTTCTATATATATATATAAATATTCTAAGTTAAAGAATCTTCTATTTTTTGTAGATGATTTAATGCTTCATCTGCTTGTTCTTTTAATTTTTTGATGTTTACACTCCACTTTTCTTTATCGAGTGTTTCACCATCTGCAGCTACTTGATTATAAAATGTAGGTTCATCTTGTTCTTTAAACTCAATTAACTTATCTTTTTGGTCTTTTATCCAAGATAATTTATTAGCAATTACTTTTTGTTGAGCCCACTCGTTAAAAGTACCTTCTATTCTCATTTTATGTTCAATATCAACCTGACAATCAAAACAATGGTTATACAACAACCACATTTTATTATCTAAACGTTTTTTCATTGTCTTCTTACAAGACGGACAAAACCACGGCATTCTAGCTTCTTGCATAATTTCAGATAACTCTGATATTTTATCACCGTGTTTGGTTACTTTTTTATCACCCTGGTAACCTACCATAATTCTTTTTTCTGGTGCTTCACCTCGTAAGATAGATTGCATTGCTTTATTCTCTCTTACACTTTCTCTACTTCTTGCCATTATAACTCCTAAAAATTTAATAAACCTAATATTTGATTGACTGGAGCAAATGCACCAGTAAACTTATATGTTTTACCTTTATACTTAAATACAATTCCTTCTGATGGTACTATTGAGTTTAAACCACCTATTTTATTTAATTTATCTAATTGTAACTTTAATGTTTGTATCTTTTTTATATCACCACCACTCTTAACTGTTTTGATTGCGTTAATTACATCTTTTCTTATTTTTTGTGTTGCCTTGTCAGGTGATGCAGCTAAATAACCACCGATGTTTTTTAGTATTTCAGCACCAACATCAAAGAATAATACTTCAAATGGTTTCATATTCTCTTTTACCCATTTTTTATGGTCATTCTTATCAAATGATAAAACCCAATCTAAAAACTTTTCATTCTTAATATCTTTTTTAATCGTTGGTATCTTATATGACTTATCAAAGAACGCCCATCTCTTAGTTAAGTTAACTAAAATACGATTTGGTATCTTATAATTGTGTTGTTTTGAAGCATTAAAAATAAATTCTTCCCAAAATGACTGATGATACTTAGATAATGTATCATTGTCTTTTAATTTATACTGATTTTGTAACTTTTTTAATTTATTCAAATATACTTTTTTCTTTTTACTAAAATCTTGTACTTTTGGTACTTGTAAAAATTGAGGTTTACCAATTGTATAATGTTTTTGTACATTTTGATTAACTTGTTTAATCATACCAGCTAGCATACGAGCTGAATCTTTAGGTTGTCCTATTGCTGTGCCACTATCATCATATTCTAATGTACCGTGAAATACAATCTGTGCTTTGTCATAATCAACTACATTGGCTGACTTTGGATACATAACTTCTAAGTTCATCCAACGTTTACCATTACCAAATATTTTTTCTTTTTGTTTATCATTTAAAGAACCTATAGATTTATTCAAATCTTTCATAGCAAAAACAAAAGCATCTCTAATATCACCTCTACCTGAAAACTTAGATGCTACACCTTTTATATCCATTGCAGATGAACCGAAGTTTTTTAGTTGTCCTTTATTTCTTGCTGTAACTAATTTACCACTTACCCAAGAAATCATTAAGTTTTGTCCATCAAGTTTCTCTGTAACACCATCTTCTCTATTTAAATTCCCACCTAGCCCATTAATAATTATCTGTTTTAAATCCGAAAATGTAATATTTTTGTCATCAAAGGGGTGATTCATATGTCCGTATGCTCCACCTTCTACTAATAAATTAACTTCCTCATCTAAATTAATTCTTTCTTTTAAATCTAACTTATCTTCTTCTGTATTACCTACATTATCTTTACCAACACCAGGTAATACTGGAGTCTCTACTTCTACACCTGTATAATTTTTACCGTCAGGTGTTATACCCATCCACTTTAATACTGTATAACCTAAGTTTCTTAGAACAGTACCTTCTATATAATCTTTATATGTATTTATTGGAGTTTTAACACCAAATCGAGTACCATATTCTCCAGATTGTTTACGACCATATGCAACAGCAGGTACAACATTATATTTAAGAGTATAATCGTAATCAGGATTTATAGCATGTTTTCCTAAAATATATTGTAATACTTCCCAACCAGCTCCAGTGTACATATCATCTATCCATTTTTTAGAGAATTTTCTATAATCACCAAACCCTTTATAAAATGTTGGTGGTCCGTCATCAGTTGGTGATGTTAATGTTGTACTTTCTTCTTTTATAAGTTTACTTATATCATTTTTAATTAAGAACTCGTCTATTGATTCAAATAACTTTTTAAATTTATTGGTCATCATACTATAAATACCTTTATCAAAGTATCCAAAAGCTTTTTTAAATAACTTTTCTCTATTCTTTTCATAGTCAGGTGAACCAAGTAGTTGTCTCATTACTGTACCACTAACTTCTTTACCACCTACACTAACTGAAATATGAGGTGCTGTAAGAACATATCCGTGTTCTTCATACCCATTCATATTGTTTTTATTTTTTTTATAATCTTGATAATATGTCTTACCACCACTTTTCTTTGTTCCACCTTTTAATCTACCAGCATCTTTAGCACCAAATATGTAAATTACTGCAGTAGTATCTTTATCGTATTTCTTTAATACATTCTTTGCTACATAAGGTGATTTTTCTTTTATAATACGATTAGATGGAATACCCATTTTTTTCATATGACGAACTTTTTCTTTAAAGTTCATTGGGTGTCTTGGTGGTTGTTTTATATCTGAAGTTGTTATATAAGCATCATCTACTTGTTTCTTTAACCACTCGTAAGTTTTTTTGTGATGAGGGCCAAATGGCTGAAATCTACCACCATATACACCAACTATTTTTTTGATTTCTTTTTGTTCTTTTAGTTTTTTACCCGTATCTGTTTTAAGAAATGGGCCTCTTCTAAGTGTTTGAAATTTAACAGGTACTTCTTGACCAAATAAATTTTTAGGTGATAAGATTTTTAGTGTAACCATTTTTTTAGGATTATCAACTTTAATAGTTTCAAATTCTATCTCTTTATACTTTCTACCCTTATGTGTAAGATTCTTACCAGTTATAAACTTCTCTACTTTATTACCTCTAACTGCAAAAGCTTCATTAACTTTTTTATAACCACTACCATAGGGAACTGAAGTGTTACCTTTTCGTTTCATTTTTTCAACACCTTTACGACTTGGTGATGGAATATCAAATTCTTTTATACCGCTCTTTTTTAATATCTGTTGTTTCTTAATCCAACTTTTAGCAATTTTGTTTTTGATTGGTCGTTTCATAAATACGTTAGTATATTTTCTTGCTAAACTACCAAACTTGTTCTCAATCTGTTTATCATCTAATGTTGCACTATTCTCAACTTCTATAAAATTGTTTTTAAATATTGATTTAAAAGCACCACGATTATTTTGAACATCTCTCCAAGATTTTTCTAATAACTTCGGTGGTAAAATTCTATCTCGTTCTTGATTTCTTTTTTGTGCTACTTCTAATGAAGTATTGACAAAAATCATATAAGTATCATAACCAAGTTTTTCTAATGCTAATTTATCACGTCTAATATTTTTCCATTTATGACCTGTACCATCAACAATAACTCCAAGTCTACCAGCAGTATATAGTTTTAGTCTTTGAGCTGTAAGTTCTTTACTATATTGTCTCAATCCACTTTTACCAGGTGCAGTTAAATCCTTGAATACTTCATCAGGCATTTTATCTAAGTCTGTACCAAATCCATATTTGTTTAAAAGATATTTTAACTCTTTATCAGAATTAACCATCTTCATACCAGTCATACTAATATTTACACTATCAGGCATACCAAATAAATTTCTTGCAGCAAAAGTCTTACCACTACCTGGCCCACCAGCAAGAAAAACTGCTTTAAATATACCAGGGTCTTCAACACCTTCAGTAACTTCTTCTTTATCAAATAAATTAGTTTTTGGTATTACTCTGAACTTTAAAGCTGGTCTACCGTTTATCAGTAAATCACCCTTTTCATTCCAGTCAATTTTCTTAACAACTACTTTTTTATTTTTAAATTTTCCCATCTTAACAGTATCACCGATATTGATAGGCAAATCTACATTCTCATCTAAAAAAGGTTTAGTTAACCACTCGGTTAATTTATTCATTATACTGACAACGCTCTTTTATACCAACCGAATATGAATCTCTCCTGTTCAGGTTTTTTATTTACTAAATCATAGTAATGTTTTAATCTGTAACAACGAACTCTTTCTAACTCAGGTGTATGTTTGTCTAATGCTGCTCTTGTACCTGGTCCGAATCCACCATCAACTGATATTTTACCACCTTTACCATTAATTGCTCTCTGTAAAATCTTTACAGCAGTTCCTCTACCTTGATTGACCGCCATATCAAAAAAGATATGTTTTAAGTTATCTGGTAAATCATCTACTTTATTTTTATCCCAATAATCTTTTCTATAGATTTCTTTAGCACCATCTTTAGTTAGATTCTTTATATCTACGTCAGGATAGAATCTACCTGCTATACCAAAGTTGGTTTCACCACCTAAATCTTTTGGGTCGTGAACATA